CCGCTCGGAGTCGACTCATAAGATGAGAAAATACTTCTAACTGGCGAGCTGTGTGTTTTGATCGTAAAAGATGACCGTTATGGCGATGAAGGTATGCCATATCAGCTGTGGCTTCTTCCATAAAAGACAGCAAACCAGATTGATCCCAAGCGCGGTATCGCGATATGGATTTACGGAATGTCCAGACATTCCTTATAAAGTGGACTATCGGCGATGCGCGGTATGCGTATACCCATTGACGAGGATCAAAATATTCGGCAAAGTCTTGTACTGCAGAGAAGCCGGTATTAGTTAACCAATTAGTGAATGGCGCAGTTTCTTTTGCGTGGATTTCATACGCATCCCATTCGTCCATTGATCCGCATGTAAGATCAACAATGCCAGCGCGGCGGCGCATGTATTTTGCTAGTTTTGATAGAGCCCAGTGATTTCGCATATTTAGTTTTCCTAATTAAACCAGTGGGCATCAATATCCCTTAGAAATATTGAGAATCTGGATCTACTTCATAATCAGTAATATCTGAAAACTGAGTACTCATTGCGGCACGAACTTCTTCTTCAGTTTCACAGTATGGAAACTGTTGCTCGACAGCATACTTACCGGGCTCAGTTACCTCGACATACGACTCAGAGTCACTACAGCAACCACACCCTAAGTCAAAAGAACGATACACGTAATAAACTTTGGTTTTCATAATCATTGTCTCATTTGGTATTTCGTTTCGATAGATGTATTATATCAATTCTAGCACCAAGTGTATACCAATATTTTCGTAAAACGCACAATTTTTTAGAACATTTTGTTCTAAAGAGAGACAACTATATTCTCTATCTCGTAGCGATTATTTTGCTATTAGTGTGGATGCTACGTGGGTTGCTTCAGTAAACATGTCACCGATCGTTCCATAATTATGAATAAGTACATGACGGCTGGCATCATAATTATGCATTAACCCAGCTTCGGAGACGTGGTCGGTGCATCGACGTCGCCTCATAAACGAAAATAGCTTAGGCATTACTGGATATTCTCTTTCTTTGTCGCTAGATAAATCTCTAATAATAAAGACAAATTTGGCTCCAATGCTTTCGAAGTAATCATACTCATGCTGGAATCGGATATCAGTAACAATAACGAAATCCGCGTCACTATTCTTGGTTTTGTCAACTAGCCTATCTATCCATATCATTTCGCCGAACACGCTCTGTGCCCAATCAGTTCCAAAAGTTTGCATAGCGCGCCTTGGCGTGACTCCTCTCATCAAGTCACACGGCAATTCTTTTAGAACTGGATTGCGAAAGTATTCATCTGATACACCGAACATACTTTGCAGCATTTCTTTTATTGGTGTCGCCAATGCTTCACATCTTACTACCACATTGGCAGTCTTTAGTATAGAAGCAAGAATGTCTGAAAATGTATCTTTCCCGGCACCTTTCAAACCAACCACGCAAATGTATTTCATTTAGCAACCTTCTTTTATCTTTTCCAAATTATCAGCGACGTCTTTGTCATCCCGAATTTCAATGAAGCGGGGAAGGAAAAGACTGTATGTATCACGCCCTTTAGATTGAATTAGCTCATTGTAATCTATTGTGACAATCTTGCCTATGACTGCGTTAGTATATAAAGCAGTACGATCAGCATCTGATAGCCCAGTACCTACGCGCGTCTTAACAAGACCGTCTGCGGATTCGCATAAAAACGCACCAAGCATTCCTTCGTATTTATTTGATCCTTCTTCTAAACCAACGATCACCAAATCGCACTCAAGCACTGCTTTGATTTTCAGCGAACCAAAAGACCGCTTAGCTTCCCAGCCGTGGTTTGGATTCTTCAAGATTCCGCCTTCAAGACCCTGCTTAATGTACTTGGCGCCGATGGTGACAGCTTCTTCCTGTGATTGCACTGTGACCGTATCAGCCATAAAAATATTGCATGCAGCAGTATTATCAACAGCTGCTTTCTGTAGCATACCGAACCGCTCATCATACGCCACGTCCCACTTACCTTTGACGAATTTCTCGTATGGAACAATATCCCACAGCGCGATACCGACGTTTTTGTGATGGGACGTAGCGGCGGTACCACGAATGAATTTGGTTGCTACGCCGTTAGAGACGCGACGAGAGTCAGGTTTACCATCAATCATCTGATAAAGCTCGCCATCAAACACGATGTCGCCAAGACCAATGTTAGCAGCCAACTCAAGAAACGCGTTGTCAAGTTTTGAATTTTCAATGAGATACGTTAGACCGTTACGGGTGCGATATGTAACAGCACCGCCTTGGACAATAACGGCAACACGCGCTGCATCATACTTGATTTGGAAGATGGCCGGATAAGTCATTTTCTTGGCAGTCTTTTCATTCAAGCTATGGCACGCCATGACTTCAAATGTAGAAATGAGACCGGGCGACGCCTTGTTAATTGTACTAGCTGACATATTGGACTGAATGTCATGGTCAAGAATATATGCAAACAGCTCTTGCCAGTATTCTGGGAGGCATTGCATTGTAACGTCAACAAGATCTTTAGCCGCGTGACCGGTTGCCGTCCGAGCTTGCAATTTACCTAAGGTTTCGGTAATGATTGCAAAGAACGCTTCGTCAGTCAACGAGGTATCGGCTGGGACAGAGAAATGTGGTTCTTGGTTTATTTTCGGAGCAGAAATCCCATACGTGGTGTATGGGTCGTAGACAGCCGTAAGATATGCCTTAATTAGGACTTCATCTTCGGCTAGCAGCGTGGTGAGAAGCTTTACCTTCTCTTTTGGCGAATTGGTGGAGCGGAGGGTTGAAATGAAATTCTTCATATTTTCTACTCATTTGATTGTCAATGCTACTATTATAACACAGACAATCAATGATGTAAATGGTTATTTTTGGTTTTCTTTCAATAATTTTGCTAGGTCGGCTGGACCACCAACGAAGAAATTGTTCTGTTGGTTATTCTGCCCAGCCGGCGGAGCGGTAGAGGCTGACGAGCCCTGAGCCTTCTTGCGAGTCTCATGCACATTCACCAAATCTTTATTGATGTCAACAATGGTTTTCATCAAAACGGCAACGACTTCCCAAGCCCTAGGCGAATCAGACGATTGAGCTAAAACGACGGCGTCAGCGAGTGCGGTTGCGGTGTCTGCAAGAACTCCCTTAATACCTGATCGTGCATCGTCAAAATCATCGTCTAACTGTTTAGCGCGCCGAAGATCGACTTGAAGGGCTTTATCGGATGCGTCGTCTGCCAATTTTGTTAATTGGTTATCTGCAGGAGCTCGAAGCGCGTCGTCTAGTTTAAAAGACGACGGCGAGTCAAAAGAACCTTCGTATTCTGATGGGAGATATTCTCCCATCAATTCAGATTGTGTTTTAGTGGCCATAGTGTTTTATCTCAAACTGGATCGGGTTCGGGTCTTGGTGGAGCCCAAGACCCGTCTTCTGCAAAGTAGCTATCATAATCTAGCAGCGGAGTGTCTGTCTCCAATATAATTGATCTCCGATTAACTGGGCCGAAGTACACGGCTTTCATTAAGAAATTCATTGACCACATTATCTGCCGTCGGTCTTCAAACGTACCTTCGTAACTATCACTAGGCTGAACATCTAGCAGACTGATTGGTACATCATACGATGTCTGTGGATCGCCGATTCCTCTAACGTTTATATTTACATCAGGTGCAAAGCCAGGCAAAATCTGCTCAACTATTTGCAGCATATCGTCTTGTGTCTTTGTGACAATGTACAGACTATAAATCATATCATACGGGACAGGAGTATAGAGAGAAGAAGCTGAGCTTCCATTATCACGAGAATAGAAATGCTTATTTAGTTTCTGCAGCTTTCGCCCGCCGTCATAATTCAAAGATTGTAATTCAAATGCCATGCGAGGTAATTGAATAGCCGGCTTTTGTCTGTGATCTGGGTCATCTTGTAGACGTTGTACGAATTTCTCTTTGTTAGAATACGCCAACGGAACAGTCACCCGCGACGCCTCATCCCCATTTTCGCTATAATGAACGACCTGCATGTCATTAAACAATGAACCAAACGCTATAGTGTAGCGCTTTGTTAGCTCATGGTAGAAATGGGTATTGAAGATGGCCATATTTTATTCGCCTTTGTCTTGATCTAAGTTGTATGCTGCGCCGCGCGGTGATTCTTTTTTCGTTACGTACGACGCACCCGCCATTGCTGCGAGGGGAGTTGTTACCGCCCATAGTGCCATTTCAACTGGGTAGCCAAGAACTGCTGCAGCAGACAATATGATAACCGAAATCGACATTGTGAATCCGGCCATGATTAATACGAGACGTTTAGATGAAGCACCAGATTCTGGGCCATGAGTCATGGTATCGCGCATAAATGAAAAGAATGACATTTATCTACTCCTAAGAATTGAATTGTATAAAGTACGTCTGTGATCTAACCCAATCGTCCCACCGTTTAATCTTTTGGTACATCCAACAATATCTTTATTATCGGCAAAAGTACTAAGATTATTTTTATCCCAAAACCAGCATGCACTATCAATAGCCTTCAACGGAAATGAGACATCGTCATACGATCGCAGTGGGCCAGCTTCGCGGATATATGCGATATAGTTGTCGTGTCCAGTTAGCTGAAATATACCACGCCCGCGAAATCTCCAGCCATCCCCAGAAGAAGGATCGCCATTACCCATACGATTTGCGTATGTCACATTGGCAATGCCTTCGGGATTACGATGGAGCGCAAGGGCAAGTGCATTAGGACCATCTGCGCCTCGCTTGTTATTAGCGAACCTAGACGGCCACACTACAGCTAAGCGGTCGGCGGAATAGTTTAAACTTTCTGTGAGACGTGTAAATCCACCAGATTCATGAGACGCTTGAGCTAAAAACATAGCTATGCGATCTGGTGTATCAATTCCCCACTTAATAAATGCTGCGGCTAATAAGGGCACCCATGTTTCATAAGATGCTCCTTTAGCCGCAACTATTTCCCACACTTCTGGTGTAATCATTTGCTCATAGTCCACTGAATGGGTTACTTTCTGAGAAACCGACAATCTCGTCATCTTCCTCGTTAATGTATTTATTATCCGATGTAGTATTTGCAGCAGAATCTGTTACTCCTATAACTACGCCCACTGATCCAGAGATATCTCCAACGATAGAGGCGGTACTATCAAATGTACCCTTAACGGCATACATGGTTATTATTTGGTCAATAGTAGAGATGACAGTAGCTGACCAAGTTACTCCTTGACGTATGGTTTCTCCTGGGATGAAATCATCAAAGCCTTCTTCTAATTCCATCGAGGTTCCTATAGAATATTCCGGCTCATAAGAATCAATTACTGGGTGACCGGTATCAAACGTTTCACCGTTGTATTCAAAGTTACGAACTTTAAGCTTCCACACAAAAAGCTCACCCAGCTGATAAAATACCGATTCCCCATCGACATAGGAAACTTCAAATGCGCGCATACGCTTGTCGATAGTAGACGGAAACACAATCACATCACCCTCTCTCGGTACTTTGATATCCGGAAAATTGGACGTCACTTCTTCGACGAATCGTTTTCTGGCTACAATTAACGTCGCTTCATCGCGTATCTCCATACCAAACTTAGATAGAAATTTATTATCTCCGTCCCAGCCTTCAATATTTTCAAGATAGAATTCAACGGTGACCGCAGTATTAAACGCAGAGCGAGAGTCTTCACCGAAGAAAGAATCAAAGTTAGTTAGTGTGCGTGGAAGATAAAACATATTTCTACCGTGCACTTGTATGGATTCTATAATCAGATCTGCGAACAGCTCTTGGTCGGCATCATCCGCAGTATACGAGCTTTCAAAATAATAATTTACTGTCATTGTATGATTATTCCATACGGTTGAGCTTGGCTATGGATATACTCTTCCATCTCAGTAATATCGGCCATAGCATCTTGGTATATTACATCACCATTCAGTGTTGTCCCAGACGGCAATGTTACGCCAGAGAATTTCTTAAGGTTCATCGCCCATGTCTTTTTTGCATATGCAACAGCGAGCTTACGTAAAATCTTATCACCCCAAATAGTTACACCTGGAGTCTTGTAAAGATAACCCATCACTTCGATTAGAGCTATACCGTCAACTCTAAACATAGTAGTCATTTTGTCAAAAATGTGCAATTGGTGTTTGTGATATCTAAAGTCGAATTGAGCATGAGGGTTTAGCTGGGCCGCCAGCTCTGCCATATATGAACGGGCAACAAAGTATGAACTCAAATCTGGCGTTCTTGCTGCCGAATACATAGTATCACGGATCATTTCATATTGGCCCGTCATCCAACTTAGGTTGCCGTATGAGTTGGGGTTGTAGACTTTCAGAACCGCCATCACATTATCTGGCATAGTTAAGTATCCGTTATCCAAATCAGCTTGGCTAACGGTATGCCTAATAAACGTTCTTTCTTGCGCCGCTTCGGAAAACTCCGACCAATATGCTATCGCATCATCTACGGCGTTTTCTAATTGTTCCGTCGCAATGTTTATCTTAATTACCGGTTCGCCTAAATCTTGCAAGACACGAGTGTAAAACTCATCTTTAGTAGTCGGAATCATTTTGCTATCCTTTGAGTGTTAAACTGCATGACGACCTTCATTTCTAAAAAGAGAAGCAATCATGCTTTCTGTCTGTCTTGCCGGTCTTGGCACTGTCGATTGTTGCGACACGCTAGCTGCTTGGCTAGAAGAGCGTGACGTATTTGAATTCTGTGTAGATGCTTGAGGTGGTGTACTTGTAGTTGTTCCACCAGAGTCATTTGACATACTTAATGCTGTAGGAGCTACGGATTTATCTATAGGAGCCGCTTTAACTGTATTCTGTGGCGCAGTGCTCAATACTCCTCTGTTTGGAACAAGAGACATAAGCTCAGGTCTACTAATGTGGGCTCTGTTACTACCAACGCCACCGTAGTGCGATACGCCTTTATCTGTTGGGAGTGAAGCCCATTCTTTAGCTATGTTGTTTGCAAATTCTTCTTTGGTGATTTTGCCACGTCTATACTCAGCTAAGTCGCGACGACCTAGTAATGCCATAAACAGCTTGTCTTGATTTTGTGGGCTGTATTTAGATTCCAGGTTCAGTCCGGCTTTTTCATAATGCTCCTTCAAAGTGTTACGCAGTATCTGCCACCGACCAACTGCAGTAGACTCATGACCATTCTCTATCATAGATTCTTGAAATTTCATGACTTCTCTTATCGTCATGCTAGTCAAGTTGGATTTTTTCTTACCGCCAACCAGTTTCGTATAATCGTTATTAGATTCTTTTTCACCAATCATATTAGCAAGGCTTACTAGATCATCAGGTATGACACCTGTAGAAATTACCGGAGTGACGACCGACTGCGACGAATTAGTATCTCCCCATCCACCAGAAGCTCCAGTTGCCCATGTACCAGTAGCCGACGGCGCTGTAGCCGGATCTTCTACCGTGCCTGCTGTCTTTGGTGTTACAGTGTTAGCATTAACAGTAGGCGTCATCCCTTGGCTGCTTGGGTCCATTCTGGAGTCGCGTACTTCGGGGTTTTTAATATCGGACACCAGTTTTTCTGTACTATCTTTAATAGCTACAGCTTTATCAAAAAACCACTTCTCAAACGCATCGCGTATGCCACCATTAATTGCACTATATATTAATCCGCCTAATGTTGTTTCTTCGCCGTCTGTTACAGATGTGACAACTGAGTCTATTCCACCCGCCAAGATTCCGCCCAGGTTCCAACCACCATAAGCAGCACCAGCAATCGCGATAGCAGGGATTGACAATCCAAGAAATCTACCAATACGCAACAGCGGTCCTAGGCTTTTCCCTAGAGCAAGTGCCAATCCGCCAAACTCTTTTAATAACATTCCACCAATAGCACCCATCGCACTTTCTGGGTCTTCTGATTTACTAATAGGACCATTATATTTTAACTTTGAATAGTCATACGCGTTGCGACGCTCCCGCTCATTTTCTACATCATCTAGGCGGTCATCACCAGCCAAGCGCGTTGATCCGTCTCTCACACCACGCCCAACACTCGCCGGGAACTCTTCTGTGGTGCTATTATTCATATCTGCTACTGTATATCCTATAGCTAGCCCAAACGATGTTTCTCGTTTGTTGGGATCAGCATCGCTATAAGCGTTTTGTAGCGTAGATGTAATTTTGGACAGATTATTCATTTATAGTACTCAAAGTTTCAGATATTTAACCGTCATTTGCGAGCTTTGTTCTTTTCTTCTACATGCGCATTATACATGTCTATGTATAATGCTCTCTCAAACGGAATCATGTTATCAAGCTCCGTAAGAGTAAATGCATTTGCTAAGACGAGGTCGGAATTCGTCTTGTACATATTAAACAGATCTGCATCTCCGACCGTCATACTAAAAAACCAATGAGTCCTCTAACATTATACTCAAAGTCTTTACCACATACTTTGCATTTTGTTTTTATATCAGCAGCAGTAACTGGAGCTGCACTCAAGAAGTCTTTTAGCTTTTTGGTAGCGGGTGATGGAAGATCATCCACAAACTCGGCAAATTCTTCTTTTGTAAAATCGGATTTATTGAACACGGTATCACCGTCAATAACCGCGTCAGTCATTTCATACAACGCATGTTCAAAAGAGTCAATGACTTTAACACGCATCTGCACAGCAACGGTTTCTGATAACCTTACTATCCATGTATTATTTTTGCGTGTTGCATGTTTTTCCATTTCTTCTAAATTTACTACATATGCAGCATCAATAGAAAATCCAGCTTTTAAGACTTTAGGGCATTTTTCTTCGTACGTTGCTGGATATTTGCACGAGGATTCGGCTATGTTATAATTTACTTCTACTGAGCTGCCAACAGAACATGCTCTAATTTTTAGATATGCCCACTCAACATCTGCTGGGTGATCTTCTTTCGGGTTTACGTCCGAACATATAGTGATAATTTGATATGCGGCAGTCATTTTATCATCAACAGAATCTCCCTGCATACCCATCAAAAGAATCTTCTCTTCTTTTACGGTATATGGGCGATAGGTATAATTTCGCCCAGACACAGGTAGACTGTCATTATAGTTAGGCATGTCAAGTTTTGGTAATTTCATTATATACTCCGCTTATAAAATATTAAGGACCAATGAGTGTAGATGTGGCAGCAGCAACAGCACCCCGAATCAAAGTAGAACCTTGATCCAAAACACCAAGATCACGAGACGTCCATTCATGAAATGCTAACTCAATTGGAATTACTAAATGCTGATTAGTTGATGCCCAGCTCATCTGTGAACTATTTACCGCTACTGGATAACATTCTTTCAATACCCATTCATGTGTCGCAAATCCATTGGATGCATATGACCTAATAATGAAGTCAGTATGACAGTTGTCATAATACTGTATCTGGTAGCCATTAGTGCTATCAAATATGCGCGTGTGCCATGCGTCAAAGAAATCCCGCATCTGAAACTTTTCGCTTTCTATGATTTCCATATTCAGTGTAGAATAGACAAGACCAAACGGAATTAATCTCTGTGGTCCGTTAGCGAATCTTGGGACTGTCTCTAACTGCCTAGACGGCAAGTCAATAGATTGTACGCGAAATCTAACGTTATTGAATGATCCACCTAAGGAGAAAATATCCGAATCACCGCTAAAGATGTTGATCAGTCTGCCTATGATAGATGGGGCGTTTACTTGTAGGCACCGTGGCACATCTGCAAAATACGCCTCATAGTATGCCGGCGACGCAATTGCGTTAAAGAACGGATTTAATGATTCATTTCTGAATCTGTTTGCATTGAACGCCATCTCTTAAGACCTTTTGATAATCTTGCGTGAATCTTTATATACTTGATCAGCAGTAGCACCCTGCCATTGAGCTACGGGCAAAAATATAGCTATCTCCCAATAGTTAGCCGGGACCAAGATAAATTGTGTTGTGAAATTCGATTTTAGGTATTGCTTAACACATGGTGCAAATGCTTTAAATTTGCTAGATGAAGAAACAAGCCGGTATGATAGTTTTACTTTAGTTTTTTCGTCAAGCTTGTCATTATTGGTTATTGTGTGCAGCGCATCTAATATCTTAATACGATATTCCATTGGCATATAATGAAAATTCAATCCAATGATTGAAGTCTTGGTCTCAGACACAGGTATAACTAAGGGCATAGCATCCCAATATGGTAATGTGTCTTTATGCTTTGCATTATACCCAAAAAAGTACATATGTCCTGGACGCATCTTTGTTACTAGCTTAACTTCTTTAGACGCGACGAGATCAGCATAAGACACCTTTCTTGACATATGCGTTCTAATGTATCCTTTAAACCACGCCAAAGCACCCTGTACTTTTGTTGCAATACCGGCGGAAGCTGCTTTTGATACTGCGTCAGCAAATTTTACTTTCATCGTTTACCCTTTGGTAGAGTACCAGGAAGATTGATCCCAATACTCTTTAATGTATGCTCGGTAAATACCGCAAAGTCCCATCCACGTTTTGCAGCGTACTTTTCAGCTGCAAGCCACTTTGCAATGTTGACGGCGTATGTCTTAGTCTCTTCAATTACAGCCGAGCGTTTCTTGCCTTTCTTAAATATGGGTTTCTTTGTTTGGTGTGCCGGTTTGATCTCTACTAGAAGAATCTTACCACTAGCAAACTCCACTTTGACATCAACAAAATATCTATGCTGTCTATCATCAACTGGAGAAATGTATGGAATGAAGAACTCTTCGCTCGAGAACTTTACTACATCGGGGTTAAGACAACACCACTTAAAGAAAAGATTCTCCCATGAAGATCTATACACAATGTTAGTATAGTCGCCTTCATATTTGTGGCGATGTTCTACTAACATGTTAAATTTGCCAGAATATGCCATGTAATCCTTATAAACTAAAAAGGTTCTATTAGCAGTTATTTAAACCACCAATAGAACCTTTGTTTTGGCTGTTACTCTTTGTTAGTGCACAGCAAGTCAGATGTCACTCCTACATGTTTACCTATTACTTTTTATCAGTGCCTCGAAGGCGTCGAAGGTCAGAAGAAAACGATTTGGCTGGCCATGAGGCACCAGACCGTGTCCCGGTGCCTGCGCGGACTGCTAATTCGCGGGCGCTTCTATTAGTACTATCTGCGTGGTAGTTAGAATCAGACATCGACGTTTTCATGTGAGTGTGTAGCTTTTCTATTGCAGCGGATGCACTCTTAGTATCGCCGGACTCTAAATGTTTACCTATTTCACTGTGAAGATCTTTTGCTAACGCGCGATGGCTGCCGGGTCCGTCTTGCGATTTAGCAACTAGCTTTTCTGCGGCCCGGGTGGTAATAGCAGACAACGAGTTAGCATCATGAATATTGCCTCTCATATTATGATGCACAGTACCACTGTACACGTCGCTATGACCTTTACGAGCAAGCTGACGTTCTTTTTGTGTAGCTGCGCGCATTGCGTCTGGATGAACATGATGAACTTCTATTCCGTCTTTGTGATCTACGCCGGCATTACCCAAATGAGTATCTACTAAATGTTTAACGCGGTCTAGAGTTTGCGAGCGATTAAGCCGCGCATGCTTATTATTCACCATTCTATCTGGACGTCTGTCAGTATACTTCATACGCGAAGTTCCAGGATACCCTTTTATACGCTTATAGTCATCGACCGTCTCAGCATCCGGTGAATCAGCTGTATGGATAGTATGTGTAGGATTACCACTGTTATTCGCATCTGGGTGAGCCGACGCAATAATTTTGCCTTTGTGAGATACAATTACGCCGTGTCCGTTTTTTAGGCCAGTAGCAATATGTGCATGCAGTTTAGACACCGATTTAGACTCATGAGTTTCAATGTCTGAGTTCTCACCTGCTCTATTACTAGTTAATTTTTTAACTATGTGTTTAGGAAACGCGCTTAACGCGCCAGCAGCTTCTTCTAGAGTATCTGTTTCAAAAAACTCTATGGAGTCTGCTTCACCCAGAACTACAAATAACTCTCCATGATCTGATGCCATCTCAATTAATAAACTTTTAAAACTAATCATACATACTACTCCTAATTATTTAGACGAATCTTTGGTTGCTAATTTTGGCGAATCGGTGCCATCATCTTTTTTATCTGAGCTAGGAGTTTTCCACATGCGTTTAACTTCGTCATTCATACGGGCTTTAATGCTTTGCGAATCAGACTCTTTGAATGTCTTAAAAGATTTCATAATGTACTCTCTTCTCTGGTAAAACTATTTGTCATATTTAAAAGAAAAAAAAAGGACGGCAATTGCCGTCCTTTTGTAAGTACCGTTCTGTTAGAGATTCTTAACAAGATTCTTCAGAAAATCCAAATCATCATCATCGTCTGTACCAGACTCTGGTTCTGCTTCAGCATCTGTACCTTTTGGCACACTAGCTTTTTGTTGCTCTGGAGCTTTTTGCTGTGCTTGAGCTGGGGAATCCATGCCCTCAACAGTTTGAATACCAGAGCCTGACATAGGACCAAGAACATCAAACAACTTGCGCTTTAGCTCATCTTCAGTCTTGTATTGTGCTGGGTCGGTAAATTCAGCAAGCGGATAGCACATGCTATACACTTCGTCGATTTTATCATCATCTTTGAACAGCGGACCAGCATCACCAAATACGGATTTCTCGTAGTTAGGAACGAGGTCTTTACCCAACAGCTTGCCGACCATACGAATGTTAAAATTAGCACCATCCCATGGATCAAACGGGTTCATTGGGCTTTCATCTTCAAACTTAGGAAACATCTTTTCTTGGATCATACCAAAGATCATAGGACCAAACTGATAGATCTTTACTTGGCCTTCGTTCTCGGGATGAGCCGGGTCTTTGATGACAAGAACATTACAGCGATACTCAATTTTTTGCTTCTGAGTTCGTGCGATTTCTTTATCAGACTCAACGCCCGAATTCCACAGCTTGGCATTAAGAATGGCGACAGGATCGCTCTTATCGATGTTACGCAGCGAGTTCTCAATATACCACTTCCCAGTGGGACCCTTGAACGCGTGCTTAATTACTTTAGACCATGGAAGATCTTCGCCTTCAACTGCAGGTAGGAATCGTACTACAGCTGAGCCTGTGCCGCGCTCTTTGTCGAACGTTGGGCGCCAGATGCGCGGGTCTTGCTGCTTTGAACCACCACCGCCCGGAGCTTGCGCTTCAGATGCTGCCTTCAATTTATTCAGAATGTCGGCACGGTTTTTCTTCAAGTTAGATAGGGACATATTTGTACTCCGCTGCTAGGTTGCTAGGTTGCTAGGTTTTCGGTTATTGTTTGAAGAAGTAACATCTTAATTGCATTACGTTCTTCAATGGTATTTATAGTGCAAAATAATTCATACTTTTCAATTCTCTGCTTTATTAAACTCCACATAAGCTTATGCTGTGCCGAAGCATCTATAAGTTTTACGAGAGGGATGAAGCGATTGATAAAAGCAATTAGTTCAATTGATATCTTATTCGTTATCAATGTATCTATTATATCACCATTCTTGATCGAAGTCAATAGACCAGATCGCAATTCATCTTTAAAATCATCAAGCAAAGCATTCTTATTTTTGTTGTACTTTGCTAGCGTTTTCCCTGCATCAAGATCAATGTTTGTTGGGAAAAGCTTTGTATCTCTTACAAGATTCGCCGCGAAGCATATCTTTGCTTCTTCTAACGTATCAAACGTGTTTGCATAAACCATATACAGTCGATTAGTATGTTCTTTTTCCATCGTCTTCTGTGTGAATCGTTTATTGTTAAACCCATAACGCCTAATGTCATAGTTACTATTAAAATGCAACTTCATGACATTAAATGTTACGTATAATTCTAAAGCATTTGTCACATTGGAAGTCTAGGCGAATCGTCCCGGATAGTACGAGCAGCTAGACCCTCGATAAACAAGTTCTCTCGTAATGCTTTCGAGATTAATGGGGCTATCTCATCAACATCAAGAGAATGATCTTCACAATATGAAGTAATAGCTTCAATGTAACTTCCGGTCTGTTCATACAATCCAAGAATGGTTGTATGAAAAGATAACATAGAATCTTCTTCAATAAATGAAAAGTCCAAATTCTTCTTTTTAGCCATATTAATCGCTTTCTCCCGCGTTATACATTTTAATAGTTTCTAGCAAATAGTGGATGTGATTCTTTGGTGAATCAATAAACACTTGAGGTTCTTTTACATTGTACACATTTATTGCTATTACAAGTTGCGGCGGAGCAATATTAAACATCTCAGCTGCAGCATAAGAATAGAATGTGGCCTGTGCAAAGTAATTTTGTATCTGATCTATAGTCTTGAGTTTACTTGAAGTCTTAAAGTCAATTGCACTACGCTTATTATTATATTTCGCAATGCAATCAACAGTCCCACCGACTTTTAGTAATGTTGATACTAATCCAGCTTCTAATAGTTCAACCTCGCTAAGTTGTTCTAAAAATGGAATGAAGTTCTTAAAGCGGCTACTAACTTCTGGCATTGCTCTACGCATGAGCGGACGTATATCATGTCCAAGCAAGTAATGCTCAGCTAACATATGAACAGCCGTTCCTGATTTAGCCGCTTTATTCGATATAGTGTCAGCACGGTCATGTCCTACATTATCTCGCCACTCTTCTACCCATCCATTATTACGACACGACAACACTTGAGTTATAGACGGATACTTTTCAGGTTGCCCATCTATAACGTAATGCCGACCACTAGAGTCTTGTATTCTAGATACTTGCTGTGCTGAGCTTCTACTAATCAAATTTCATCAAGTCCTGACGAGTGAGTGTTTACAGTATTTCCATACTTAGAATGGCGTCCTTTAAATTCCTTAAGAAAAGACTTCCAATTGCCACTCAATCCTTTGTGCCAATCATCGCCGTTAACGCCGCCTCGGACATTTACCATTGCACTACTTCCACCTGTGATCTCAAGTGGCAAGTTTAGCAGTTCACATGTAGGGCACTTGGTTCCTTGTGGGATTCCGTCGTACACCCACATGTATTCCTTGAACTCTTCTCCGCAATCGCATTTGAAGTTATACGGCTTGAAATTTTTAACACTCATCTATTCTTTTTCCTTTCTTGTCTAGCTATTATATCACATACATGCCAATCTGTCAATAGCCAGCGTATGTGATCTGGCATAGAAATTATTCTTCTGTGCCAGTCTCGGACTTTGGGGATTTATCTGGCAACATCCCAGGAAATGCGGCACGGAACAATGTTTCAGTAACGCCCTTGTACTTCTTAGAATCCATCTTCTTGTTTTTAATCATGACAAACAATTCAGCATCATCTTTGTATAGGCTTTCGAGAGTCTGAATGTAAACTGATTCACGTTTAACAGGATTCTTGATATGTTTAGAATGGCTTTCAACAAAATATGGTAGACGCTTGAACGCAGTCACAAGAGTACTTGGCGCCATATTGTAATCAAGATAGTCAGTCTTATATGGTGGTGCTCCCGGCGGTAGATCAAACACAACCGCAGGATGAAACATACTTTGAACTACATCGCGAATAAGATTCGCATGTTCTTGGTCTTTTCGCTGGTATGCTTGAAGAGCTTCAATCTTATCGGGTAGCGCTTTCATCTTGGCCAATTCGGCAAACAACTCTGGCACATAAATGCGAGCGCGGGGTGTAACTAATTTCTTAGCAAAATCCATAATGTGTCCTCAGAATTTATCAATGTCGCCGGCAAAGTTTCTTAACTTAAACTTCATCATATATTGAAGTAGTGCCGATCGTGGAGCAACGTTTGCTGTAGTATATCTATCTAAGATATTTTTAGCGATGTTTTCTGGAATGCAGTTAATCAGATCAATGCAAGTTTTGTTGCGATCATAATTGATTTCAACTGCAGCAGGAACAGGCTTATTAGACAGTAATGCCTCGAGCACAGGTGCAATCTTTTTTTGAGTTGCTGGGCTCTGACGCTTTGAGTCATTAACCAAACAATCATCATCAGAAAATATATTAGGCACACCATCACCAGTGTCACCACCGATAATTTTGAGATGTAGATACTCAACTGGATTAGATTCACGGAGCAACTTTTTGAACATCGGCGACCATTGATCTACGGCATCAAAGACTTGCAGTTGAATAAAGTCTTTATCAGAAGACAAGATCAAGATAGGCTCTGGTGATTCGTCAAGACCAACTTGGATCAATTCATTTTCTTGGAAGTACTTTACTAGAACGCCAACAACATCATCGCCTTCAGCATGATCAACCTTAACTACTTTGTATGGGAAGTATTCATCCATTTCATCATGCAACGCGTGTAGTGTTTCAAAAATCATTGTCCAATCCATCGGAGACTTAGCTCGACCGGATTTGCGATTTGCTTTGTAGTACGCGAACGCAGTCTTACGCCATGAATCGGGGCCATCACAGCACATAATAATTTCACCGTACTTTGCTCCGAACTTTTTCTTATAGCTAAGAATCATATTCAGAAACATGTTACGAATCATGGCTGGATTAAGATCGTCTTTGACACTGGCATAGCCTGCGGTTACACCAACGATTGCTACGTTGTTAAAATCTACTAGAATTGGCATCACATATACCTCTCAGATTGGCTTGCCTTAATGTATATTTTATTGTGCATTAAGGCAGCTTTTGGCAGCTAATGTATTCTAGAGCAATCAACGCAATAGAAGTATTAGTTTATATTATACACCAAAAGCTGCAGCAATGTCAACAATCTTTTATATTAAGGTAGGATGCTTGGGTCTACTTTAGACATAATCGAAACATACGCGTCATTGAACTCTTCGGATTCCCGAGAGATTTTGGCGTAAGTAGATTTAAAATACACCCGAGCAAATTTATTAAATGCAGCAGGTGGCATGTCAAAATCTTCCTTCATTTTCTGCGCAATATCTTTAATGAGATCGGACTCAGCTTGTTTACGCAACATAGAATCACCAGCCTCTTTAACAGCATCGGATATCTTTTTGCGATCAGCTTCTGAGCTAGGAACTATAAATTCACCTTTAGACATACTTATCTCCACTTAGTGTAATAAATTCAATCCCTGCGTCATGCAGGATTTGTTCTGTAATTGACTGCTCGTAACGAATACCAAAATCGGCATTTTCTCTGCATACAACAGCAGCTAGGCCAAAGGCTGAGATGAGGTTGGCGCAGACAGGGCAACATGGATGAGTAACATACAGTGTCATCCCGCGGACGTCTTGACGAGCATTTGCAAGAGCATTGCGCTCTGCGTGAATAACACGAGGAGCCTTGTATTCACGATCGCCCATAAGACTATCGTCAAGACCTTTTGGAAAACCATTGTAGCCTGTACTAACAATCTTACCATCAGCGGAAACTAAAACTGCACCACATTTAGTAGACGGATCTTTACTCCATGTTGCCATAAGATCAGCTACGTCGAGATACCGCTGTTGCCATTTTTGAGAATGACTCATATGATTTTTTTCAACCTGTCTACGTAAATTACTGTTGGATCCATTGCAACTAACGACACTCGAAGCGACTCAGACGCCGCAATAATATTCTGCAGATCTGTTACGGCGTCTTGAGTCATATCAACCATGGGCATCTGAAGAAGCCTGCCGATTTCAGATTTATCAGCCACATACTCTGCAGTGAGATATGTAATCCATTCAGCTTTTGGTTTCTTACTCAGTTCTATCTTTTTGGAAATATTATCAGTAACGAATCGCTCTTTGAGTTTTAACCAACGAATATCTGCGATACATTTTGCCAAGTCAAATGCAATGCGATCGGCAACCTTTGCTATACGATACTCTACAAAAGCACGAACGAGCTGAACCTTTGACTCAAACAAAACAAGCTCGCCGCGTTGATCGAGAGCCGTATAGTTTTCAGTAAAAGACTTTTCTAAGCGAAAAAACGCGATTGGATCTTTAGCGCATTTTGTATCGTGGTTACTATCGACTTTGATTGTAAAATTGAATCCACTGTCATCGCAATCATCATCGAAGTCTACTATTTTACCATCTTCAGACATCTTTGTCAATAGATTAAAGAGCTGTTCACGATCAAATCCCCAAGGGGCTTCAGTGATGTGCCACGTATTACGCTTAATGCGATTAACGATACCACGAGTGACAACCTTAGCAGCCGTCTCTTGGATGACTTCACCTTTGAATCCAGGAAACGACACAGGGATAATGTAATCGTCTTTAAGTTTGCCTTTTACAGCAAGCTGACATGCTTTTGACAGATCAAGAGGATTGTGCGGCAAATATCTACACGCAAACCCAACAGCAATACCTTCAATGCCATTCACAAGAACCCAAGGAACGGTAGGCAGATATGTTTGCGGCTCAGGATTAGCTTCGTCGAGGTTTTTGTCACAGACATCAAAGTCAGTAAAGAACGTCTTGAAGATGGGACTGAGAGAAGCAAAGATGTAACGCGGAGCAGCAGCGTCTTGAATCAACCGCGAACCAAAGTTGCCGTGACCTGTAAAGATCGGCTCGTTATTATTCCAATCGGCGGTCAATGTAATAGCGGCGCCCATAGCAGACGTTTCGCCGTGGTGATAATTGAATTTAGAAATACCGCCAAGGTCGCTAACCTTAGTCTTTTTGCCGTTGTGCTCATTCAGCATTGCATAGACAAGCTTACGGTGTGTAGGCTTAAACCCGTCAATGAAACATGGGATGGCACGATTTCCAAGAACGTACATAGAATACGCTTTGTAGTCGCTATTGATTACGTCTGCTATACTTTTATCAGTTTGCATGTTTATCCAAGAATGATAACTGGAATTGGCTTTGAAATAGTTTTAATTGAATGCTGGAGCGTGTGCATGATCTCGACGATATTGTCGTGTTGGACACTGCCATCAACGTATATGACCGACGGTGCATCAATTCTAATTCCTCGTAGCTGTTCTGAGATTCTATTATACAACAAAATGCGAGGCTTGTATATAGGATTTTTCATTTCTTTGTAACAATTCCCAACGTCCCGCGTTGACTGACAAATGTACATTGATGATGGGTTTAGTAAAAAATTGCGCTCTATCCAATGGGTGTGTCCGAATTGACGACCAAAGTTAACTTTGATTGTATACCAGCCGCCCAATGTTACTCCACGAGATGAAATATCTTTAACCAAAGAGTAAAACTCAGCAAGCTCAGAGATTATCTTTTCATCTAGGATTTCTTGATTACTGTTATGGTTAAACAACGGGCTGTCTCCATTCAGCCGACATGTCAGCCGGCGTCGGCAAGTTATAATTTTTTTCTTCTGCCATTTTTATAACACTTACGTCATGTTTCATAATTGGTGAATTATGCTCTAAGTCCCATCCACATAAATATTTTTTACCATCTTTTATAAATCTAGCTAAATGCCATGGTTCACTTGTATAATAGCCATAAGGATTTAACATAATTTCAAAATTTTCCATAAGGTAATTACCGCCGTGGGTTTGTATATTTTGAACAACCTGGTATTAAGTTAAACATTGGCCTTTGTCCGTTCACATTTGTAACTCCCATCTTTTGTTAGTATCACACCTCGGTCTAGTTCTTTTAATAGAGCACGGGTACTTAATGCATGACCGATAATCATACCGACCACAAACATCACAAACGCAATCATTCTGTCTCTCCGGTGCGATGAATAGAATCAAGTAGTGCATCTACTGAATCAAGTAGTGCATCATAATCTGCGGCCAAAACATATAGACCGGTTTCGTCTTCTTCCATAGTAGTTTCAACTAAACCGCGTCCGTCTGCGGCCACATATTTAGCAACTGTAGTCAATTTGTATCGTGTAACTTTAGACATTAGTTTATCATCCATTTTTTACGTTCATCGGCAGAATCACCGAAAGCCATATCCAACAGTTCGTTACCGTCCCAGTTAATAACCGATAAGCGTGGGTTATCAATAACATTTTTATAGTCAGACTTTTCCAAAGAACCAAGTCCCTTCATAAAGTCAATCTGGCATCCTGATATGTCAGTAGCAGCCTCAAATTCTTTTTGAGTATAGAAATACCTATCTGCTTTATTTTTCTTTCTAGCAACATATAGAGGAGTATCAATACGCGCTACACGACCATTCTTAAACAAGTCCGGCCAGTTAGAGAAAAACTGCAATAATAGACAAGCAATACTATGACCGTCTGGGTCTTGGTCAGTCATAATAACTATCTGTCCATAGTTCAGATCACTTACATCTTTAGAGTTCAGATCAAGTCCTATGATATGCATCAATTCAGATAGTTCTTTGTTCTTAACTACATCAACAGCTTTCATACCATGCGTATTCATGATCTTACCGCGAAGAGCATACCCACCATGCTTCTTGGGATCACGTACAGTAATCAGACTGCCGATAGCAGACAAACCTTCAGCAATAAACAAAGAGCGCTTTGTCCAGTCAGGATCAGTGGCGGGTAAGTGGTTAGCAATCTTTTTCTTTTGAACCTTTTTCATAGCTGCAGCAGCAGCGCGCTTATCTGCCATTTCTTTCTTCTGCAGAATCGCATCAATCATTGGCTTGATGATATCATCAGTAGCCAGAATCTTTTTGGCGATCTTGCTTGCATCAAACTGAATAAACGCTTTGATCTCGCCAGGAGTATTCGTTAGACGCTCTTTGGACTGCGAATCAAACTTAGGATTAGGGAAGTCAGATATCCACGTACCAATAAGCAAATGCTGCTTGATTTGGTTTGGGAGAACCTCAATTTTCCACTTACGCTTGATAGCAGGAATGAGCTCAGTTGTAATCTGATTCACAATAGCATCAATATGTCCGCCACCGTTCTTTAGGTTAAGACCGTTTACGTATGACACATATCGGAATTCTTCATCAATGCCAGACGGAGCAATTACAAATGCGCCATGAGTGTTGTCTGATGAAAAGGAAATTGCATTAGTGTGAAACGCTTTGGCAATTTGCGCAAGGTTCTTTACTACTATTTTTTTCTTATTGAATTTAAATGTAATGCCGGGATAACAAATAGCAAGGTTGGTGATTCGGTCAAGAATAACATCAAGGTGATCTTGCGATATCTCTAATACGCCAAACAGCGACAAGTCGGGAAAGAATGAAACGGATGTTCCTTTGAATTTAGATTTTTTTGCTGTAGTTTTTGTTTTGTCTGCACCGTTAAAGCATTGCACAGTTACGGTTGTCTTGCCGTCACCAGACACACCACAAAAATCAGTAGAGAAGCAGTTGGTTGCAAATGAACCTACGCCGTTCATTCCGATAGTAACACGGCCGTCATCTGAAAAGTTGCTACCTGCACGAGCACGCGTCCAACCGAGCTCAGCTTCATATACATCGTCATGCTTAACAACTGGAATGCCGCGCCCATTATCGGACACGACGATTTGCCAACCTTCTAAACCAGTGTCGGTAATATCGACGGATATTTCGTTGGCGAAATTGCCGTGTGTACGAATAAACTCGTCTACGCTGTTGTCAAGAATCTCGTTAATAATCTTGATCAGCCCAGGAACCACATTCAATGTCTTGTACTCATAGTTAAGAATACCAGACAGCGGCTCAGCCGTCGTGGAACCTATGTACATATTGGCTCTACGTCGAATGTGGTCCCGTTCACTCAATACTTGAAAACTAGTCATTCGTTGATTCCATTAATTCATCTGATGGCCTATTATACAACATTTAGCTCACTGTGTCAATAGAAATAACCGATTCGATCTTAAATGACCGCCATCCCTGGGCGTCAACATCAAATGCGCGGACTATACCTTCAGGGAGAACTGGTGGAGCTTTTACTGTACCGTCTTCTAAGATGCGCGGCTCGACTGTTGGTACAATACAGTGTTTGGTGGTACAATTCATGATACGAATTGATCCATCAACCTTCGTGAATTCTACCCGAAGGACACTGTTCTGCAACAGCTTCTTCACATTACTAGCGTCATAATTCATAGAGCTACTCCTAACTTTGATTTGCTGCGCGATTTTTTAACAGGAAGCACTTCAGCTGATGCGGTATTTTCCCAAGATACTCTATACTTAGCCCGCTCAGTCTTTTCGGCAGACGGAGACGGTTCTACGACTGATATGTCGTATCCAAGCTTTGTCACTTCTGCAATCAAGAGACTTTCAGAATGCATGCGAATTGAGCTAACAAAAATCACAGCCGTTCCGCGATCTAGGCCAAGCTTTACTGCAGTGGCGATTTCATTGTTAATGAAAGACATCGTGTTCTCTTTCACCGTCTTTTCTAGCAGATTCTGCGCTTCGTATGCTGTCATTAATTTCATTGAGAGTCCTCTTTTGTGTATGTAGCTATTATATCAATAATCTGTTATGCTGTAAACAAGCTATCATAGTTATTTGTATCGTATAATCTGCGTTTAGAGCAATAATTTGCCAAAGCTGGCGAATCGCCGAGGGCTTTGCCCTCAATACCAATTATCTTAAAAAACTTTAAAATAACCATTGACATCCTAAATGAAATGTGTTAATATAGTTCTAAGAACGCCGGAATGAGTAATAACTACAAAGTCCGCTGCGCGTCCTTTGATAAGTGTTCCACTTATCAGTCCAATTCTCTGTTCTATTATTTCTATATAGGAGTCTCTCAGTCCGCTGCGCGTCCTTCGAGACGGATTCTTGACTTCTACGGCACATTAAATAATTCGTCTATTGATCTTCACAGGAAATTCACAGTGGAACTTACTAACTTAAATAACATGACGGCTAC